TGTGGGACCCTCGGGTAGAGAAGTTCTTCTCCTTGTCCCTCAACTTCTGAGAGACGATGGAGCCATTCTGGTCACGATAGTCAGCCACTTGGTAAGCTGTACCACGGACCTTGGCGACCCAGTAGCCAGCCTTCTGGCATGTCGCCTTTGAGATACCACGAGCAGTCAGGTCAGTGTACCGACCATCACTCTCGCCGAATACCAATAGTCCTGAGCCTTGTGTATTCATCCCGTAATTCCCTCCTTTGGGTCTTCTCGATGATAACTTTTCGGTACGTTCCTCTGAGCCGGGAACCCGGTGTTGACACACGAAGCAGTACTCATGCCCGTCAGAGTACACTGAGTTACCATCAGAAGAACCACAGTTTTCGCACGGAGCGTGGAACAGGAAGATACTCTCCTGACCATCTTCTTGACTGTCTCCATAACTCATAGGACTGTCCCATCCACACACGACATGAAGAATGCTATGAGGAATGTAACACCCCACAGTCCGAGTAAACCGTACGCCAACAATGGGATTATGTCGAAGTCTTTTAAGTTGTTCATAAAATGCCTACCTCATGTAAGACGCCAAGTGCGATGGTACCAACCAATACGGCTATAGTTAGCGTTACGATTGTCAATACAAACATGAAGAATATATCATGTACCTTGTTCATAAAGTAATCTCCGTTGGTGTGGCCAGTCCGGGAATCGAACCCGAATGAAACGCAGCGCTACGCCAAGTGCACCTTAGCCTGACCATAATTTATACAGAGTGTGCGACAACAGGGAAACGTAATTGTCTCCCTGTAGTGCTACCTAATGTGTTTACCCACGGTCTGAAGTGACCAGCTCGCCTGTTCTCGCCCACCGCTGTAGGTCGAAGCTAGGACAAGCCTTCGGTGCTACATCGTGATGGGCCATAATGACAGCCTTTGGATAGGTTCCCTTCAGTTCGTGAAGAAGTCCCTTCAGTGCGCTCATCTGCTGAGGCGTGAAGTTCGCTTCTGGTTGACCCTTAGCGTCGATACCACCGACCAGACAAACTCCGACAGAGGTCGAGTTGTATCCCTTAACGTGAGAACCTACAGCATCTTGGTCACGGCCCGCCTCAACGGTACCATCACGGCGGATGATGAAGTGATACCCAACGTCCAGCCAGCCCTGCTCTTTGTGCCACTGGCGAATCTCACGGACACCGATGTCCATGGTTGCCTTGGTGGCAGAGCAGTGTACAAAAATCTGAGAGGTCTCCTGTCGCTTAGTGAATTGAACCTTAGCCATACTACTTTGCTCCTTTCTTCTGTTTGAACTTGCCGAACGGTACATCACGCTTCGGCTCCTTCAGCCAGTCTACGGGAATCAATTTGTCGGCAAACAAGATGTTATGCTTCTCGCACCACTCAGCGTAACTGGTGGGCGAACCTTTGTAAATCTTTGTGCGACTCGAAGAGAACACTAACCGAATGTCTAACTCCGGGTGCTGCTCACGAATCAATAGGTGCTTCTTGCGGTCCTCGGCTTCCCAGAGACCCTTAGTCTCCACGAAGATACCGTTGGGTAACAAGAAGTCTGGAGTGTAAAGGTGGTCACTCGCAGGAATAACGTAAGGGATGCGCCACAATTCATAGTCGAACGTGACGCCCTTTGATTCTAACTGCTTGGACACCTTGTCCTCAAGGCCAGACCGGAAGGCACCCACCTTCCGAATCCCTTTGGCCCCATAGCCAGCCATTAGAAGTCATCGTCTTCTTCGGCTTCGCCCTCGTCAGCTTCTTCCTCGCCAGACCAGTCTTCCGGGTCTTCCTGAGGTTTACGGCTGCGAGATTCGTCCGCTTCGTAACCACCTTCTACGGCTTCGTCAGCCCAGTCGTCTTCGCCACCACCAAAGGTAGCCAGTTCGACCAGCATCACGCCTTCCAGCTGCAACTTAACGGAGGCACCAGCCACAGCGGACCAGCCGTACGGTACCAGCGAGAAGCGAATCTTCACTTTGGAACCGCCACCAATAATCGGAACGTCTTGGATGCGTTTGCCCTTGGCGTCGACTACACCCAGAACAATCTTCTTGGTCTCGCCAGTCTTCTTGTCCTCGTACGAACCGTAGCACTTGAAGTTGAACGTGGTGGTGCCATCACCGTTGTCGAAGAACGGCATGTCTCCTTCGTACGGCTTCAGAGGTTTCTTACCCTTCTGAACCTTCGGTGGGTTCGCTTCGTGCGCTTCCAGACGGGCCGCGTAGTTTTCCTCATGAGTCTTAACGATGAGGTCTACCAGCTCCTGACAGTCTTCGTTCTTGAACGTTACGGAACCCTTGTAGGTACCGCGTGGGTTCTCAAAACCCTCACCGCCAAAGTCCGGCTTGTTGAAGTAAGCGTACGGCTCACAGGTACCAATCTTGGTGGTGTAAATCTTCTTCTTAGCGAATGCCATGATGAATCTCCTTTAAGTTTAAACAGAAAGAGGGACAGCCTGTGTCCCTATAGTGCTACCTAATGACTATCCGGGCGTACCCGAGTCACTTGGCCTAACTCTTCGTACTCAGCCTCGGCAACTTCTAGGGCCTCCTCAAGAGACCCAGCGTGTACCGGGAGTTCATACGATGCGTTAGCTGTCTCGACCGTTACGACGAACTTTTGCATCTTCTCGCTCCTTCCACATGTTATACAGGGTGATGTACGCAGGGTCGAGCGTCTTCTCGTACATCGCGCGGCACCAGTCACTTGGTGTCATAACACAGACCCTTGTGCTTGGTGTACAGCTCCAGATAGAAAGCAGCTTTCGCCATGTCTTTCTCTAAGGTAGCCAGCTCGGACTTCTTCCCGGCCCGCAGGCGATACTTGAGGATGTTCCCAAGGCAGTACCCTTTGAACATCTCTTGGGTCATGCTGCGAGCAATTACCTCGATGGCCTCTACGTCTTCGAACAGCTGGTAATGACTCGGCTGCTTAACACCATCGTCTTCTACACTCGGAGTCTTGCTGTCCTTCATTGCGCGGACCTCCCCAAGGGTTGAAACTTCGGTATTTAAAGGGCAATGCTTGCAGGAAACCTTGTAGCAACCAATCTCACCGCACACTGCGGAATCCTCTAGGTCAACATTCTGTTCAACCAGCAGGTTCACCACTTGAATTTCACGCTCAGTCATTGACTACCTCCTTGATGCGCTCCCAGAACAGACGAAGGCGCGGCCACTTGGTTACCACAACGGGTACGAAAGGACGACTCTTAGTTTGAGCCAATTCGTAGAGACCGCGAGTAACCAAGATGTGCACGCTAGGTGCCAGCTCAAAGGTGTCGCCGATAAACGGAATCTTACCGTGGCGCTCAGAGGCAGCTACAGTGCTGCGGTCCTCCCGGCGAACCGAGAAGATACCGTTGGATTTATTGAAGTGTAAGCGCATGGTTTATGCTCCTTTAGGTGGTTCGTCATCCAGTGACCACACGAGGGCGGCCAACAGGAACACTACGATTAAAATCAGATTGATTGACATTTGGTGTCTCCTATAGTGCTACCTAATTACATCTTGACCGTTGGGTCTGCTTCTGTCCCACGCCATTTGTCGAACGACGGGTGACGCAGAGAGCCATCTGGAGTTTCCTCCATGTACTTGATTTGGCACGCCCAGCCCTCGTAAGGGTTTTCACTGACTGTGGAACTACAAAGTCCGCGCATCCAGTTCTCTACTGTGGCGGTGAACTCTTCCATAAGTGCCTGCGAGATGTTGTTGGCGGAGACCACGCGGCCAGACTCAAGGAGAACATCGAAGCCGATGACTTTTCCCTCGTTGGCCAGGCCGGGAGTTCCCCAGTTGATGCCCACAACGATACCGTCGGCTTCATTCTCTGGCTTCATCTTCCACCAGCCGGACTTCTTACCGCGCTTATAGATGCCCCGAGGGTCCTTGACCACCAGACCTTCGTGACCTTCTTCACGTTTCTGTCGGTACAGCGCTTCGAGTTCGTCCATGTCGTAAACTTCATGGGACTCTGAGAGGCACCACTCGACTTCAGGGAAGTGGTCTTGCAGGACTGGTAAGGCTACCTTGACGTGCTCAAGGCGGAGGAGGGTCATCACGTTGTAGTCATCACCGGACTCGATAATGTCAAGCGGAATGATATCGTAGAGGACAACTTTGAGGTCTGCGCTGTTTAGGTGGAAAGGGATTTTACCTTTAGGATTGTCCCACTCTTTCTCAATAGCATAGGTGGAGAACTCATAGTTCTTTGCCTTGAGCCACTTGGTGCGCAGAAGGCCAGACCCGGTGTTAAAGTCCACACCTTTGACCATGAGTTCACCATCGAGCATAAAGCCATCAGGGAAAATCCAGCGGTCATCTTTCAGTAACTTCTGCCAGCGAGTATCGAAACCATTAAGGTGCTCAAGGGCCGGAATGGTTTTAGAGACCCGGCTTAGCCACGCTGCGTTGGCCGTGTTGTCTACGCAGATGTTCCCGCGTACACCATCGTGCTTCGTGTCTGCGATGAGGTAACCGGAAGTCTCCAGCGCCTTCTCGATAGCGGAGCGAACGAACGATACGGCCTTAAATGGATTAGTCTTAATGTTCATCATGATGATGTCTCCAGAGTTTAGTGTTCAGTTTGTGTGCAATAAGCAATCATAAAGGCCACCGGAATCCGATGACCTTGAGTCTGCCTATAGTGCTACCTAATCACCTCCAACTTGAGTAGTCGGCGGTGAGTTTTGCCAGCCAGTCTGACGCCGAGTCAATCGACCAGTGACTGAATCGCTTACTTATCAGTAGTGACCCGCGAGGCTCAAACACATTAAATAGCACGGTGTTAGTGAAAGGGTCGTCAAGCATGACCACGTGCAGGCCAGTCTTATCCAGCAATCTACGCTCCGTTGCTCCTAAGCGCGACCACTGTGAGGTGCTGCCGTCGAAAAGCCATCTTTTTTCCGTAGCCATTTGTTACGCTCCTACGAAGTATTTCTCTTGGTTAACAACGCTGTCACCCTTCGCGTTACGGAAGGAACCCTTCACGCCACCACCACGCTGTGTCTTGTTCAGCTTGCGACCCTTAGGGATATAACCTTCAGTCTGCTGACGCTCACGGTTGCGCTCGAAGTTGATAGTGTTCTGATACATGGTGTTGCTCCTGTGTATTGATGTTAGGGACATTCATGAAGGCCACCGGAATCCGATGACCTTGAGTATGTTCCTGTAGTGCTACCTAATCACGCCTTGCCGTGGCGGAACTCGATGCGGCCTACTACCTCGCTCTTGTAGTAGACGAATTGTTTACGCTCACCGTTGGTGCACAGCTGGTCTATCAGATAGCGGTCATCCAGCTCAGTCCAGCGGAGGGACTTAACGTGCAGCCCACACGGCCCAAGTCCTAACTTAAAGAGCGTCTTAGAGTGGGTGCCATCCGGTAACACTGCGGTGAACTTAACGTGAATCAGGTCGGAGACCATCATCAGCTCGTCTTGTGCTTCCTTCAGCGACTTGCGGAGGAACTTCATGCGCTCACGCTGGTGCTCCCGGAGTTCGTTCACATCGCGTACCTTCTGCTTTTCGCCCTCAAGTTGCGACTCTAACCACCGCACCTGTCTACTCAGGGAGTCAGCCTTGTCCGCCAGTCGTAGGACCTTGCAGGACTCATTGTTAAACTGGGAGTTTGCCTCCAGTACCTTACGTTCCAAGCGTTCTTTATCGCCCGCTGCATCACCTAGGCTCATGATGAGGAGGATTACGGTGATGATTAACAAGATGGTTACAACGATTGAGTAAGTCATGGTATGCCTCTTTAAGTATTCTTTAAGTTAAGACTTTAAGTAATGGAACCCTCGGTCATTCGAAGGTTCCCTATAGTGCTACCTAATTGCCGGAGACCTTACGCAAACGCGAAGTCAGACTCTAAGATATCCCGCAGATTCAGGTCACCTTTGGCCGGGACCGCAGGCATCTTGTCCAACTGAGACTCGTGCAGCTGGTCGGCGAATTGGTCGTAGAAGTCTGCGATAACGTCGTTATCCTCATAGGTCTTGACCATCGTCTCACGGACTGCCTTGAAGAGATTCCCGGCGTCTGCCGGAATGGTACCGAAGGAGTCATGAATGAGTGCGAAGGAGTCAATCCCGTAGACCTCGTTGGCGTGCACCACGGTCATGCGCAGGTGACTACCATCCTGTGAGTGCACAAAGTTAGGTGCGATACCTGACTCCTGCTTGTGCGCATCAATCTCCTTGGAGTCCCCTTTGTTGTACGTCATGAACACGTTGGCCTGACCCAGAAACGTCAGCTTCAGGCGCGCTTGGTCACGCTTGTGGTACTCCTGCCACACCGGGAAGCCGTCTGGTGTTACCCAGTGGATTGCGCAGCGCTTGCGGAGCACCTCCTTGGTCTTCTTGTCCTTGACCTCAGCGGCCAATAACTTAGCAGCAGACTTGAGCCAGTTCATAGCCTCCACAGCGGCCACTACAGTCACGGTCACAGCGTCCCAAATCAGCTTAGCCATGTAGCCAGCCGCTTGGTTCGGGTGCGTGAACATCATGCCCTCGCCGTTGTCAATAGCTGGTTGCACGGTATCTTCAAGTACCTGCTGGCGGAACCCGAACTCCTTGGAGCCGTACGCCAGAGTCATCACGGAGCGCTTAGTGACCTTGCGAGTAACGCCATATTGCAGCCACTGCGCAGCCATCACTGACTCACCCAGCGTTACCTTCTCGCGGAACTCACCAGTCTCCTTGTCGGCAATCTGTTCGACCACCGTCTGGGACCCGTTGACAGCGTGCTGGTGGAGCACCTCATTAACCTTGTCGGCCACAATCTTGTAGATATCCTGCACGGTATCGGAAGGTAGCAGGTTCACAGCACGGCCACCGATGGAATCGCGGAGCATTGCGCTGAAGTGTTGAATCCCAGAGCAGGACCCGTCGAACGCCAGCGGCAACGAGCAGTTGTAGTTCAGGCCGTGGTGCTTGACCCCTGCGTACTCGAAGCAGAACGCTAGGAAGCAGAACGGTGAATCCTGCTGGGCCCACCAAGTGTTATTCAGTGGGTCCGCTGCACTAGCCAGAATGTTACCTTCGTTCTCTTCGATGAACTTGATGCGCTCAGGGAAGGGAACCTTGTCGACGCCTGCGCAGTTTGCACCGTGAATCTTCAGCCAGTAGAACCCGTCGAGACCGATTGGCTTACCTTTGGCCAGCGTCAGCATACCCTTGGTCATGTCGTTACCCTGTGGGTTGAACATGCTCACAGCGTACACACGCCCGCGCCAGTCCATGTTGTACGGGAACCAAATGGCCTTGTGGTTAGCGAACTTGTTGGCCTGTGCAACCATGAACTCCATGGATAAACGGCGAGACTGGCGGGCCTTATCCTTACGGTAGACCGCTGCTGCCTCCTTGCGCCACGCCTTACGTGCCACCTCGTTGGTGTCGATATCGTCCGGGCGTGGTGGTAACTCTTCGCGCTCAATCGCTGGGACGTCACCTACCGGGCAGTGCTTCCAGTTGATAATCTCGTTGACTACCGCCAGTACCTTCTTGTTGACCTTCCACGGCGTGTTTTGCGCGAGGTTGACCGCTTTGTATACCTCAGGCATGTGGACGTCCTCGTAGCGTCGCAGTGCCTTCTTGGAGTGGGTGCGAACCAGCGCCAGCGGGCGGCGACCTACTGACCAGTAGCCACCGCCTACGGTTTCTGTCCAAGGCTTCGGAGGGACTACACAAGGTTGGTGCATTGGGCTGATACCTGCGAGTGCGCCTGCGCGTTTGCTCAGGAGTTCCACGAAGGCAGGAGCCAGCTGGACCATCTGCATACTGGTCACATCATCCGAACCATCAGCCATCTTGTTCTTGGTCATCTCTACCAGACCAGTGCCCTCAATGAGTAGCTCAAGCAGCTTAGTCCCAACATGCATCTGCTCGTCAGTTTTCCAGCTGGCCCAGTTGTCGCCACCCAGCATCCCTTTGGAAATCATATCGGCCTCGACGACCTGCATGAAAGCCTTCTTGTACACGTGACCTACACGCTTGTCCAGCTGGTCCGCTACGTTCTTCTTGAAGTAGGCGGCTTCCTGCTCACGGATACGACCGAAGCGGGCCTCATCCTCAAGGGCCTTGCCTAACTGTGAGGACACCTGCTGGATGGTGGCCTTGGAGGCGTCTGTGAGCGTCCCTAAGACGACCTTAATGGTTAGCAGTGCGATTGCCTCACTGGACACTCCGCGCTTCTCTTTGAGCACCTCAGCGCCCATACTAATGGCCAACTCAGAGGGAACGCCGTGCTTAATAGGATAGTATGCGCGAGGCTTCTTGCCGCGAGCGTTTGCTTGCTCCTCCTTCCAGTCGTCAATGCGCTTGGTCAGCTGCGGGTGCAACGTTAAGACCAGCGGCTTAGCGGCCACGTTGTCGGCGAACTCGCCAGCTTTCACCTGACGTTCTAACATCTTCAGGAAACGCTGCTCGCCCAGCTCGTACGCTTCATGCTCCAGTGCCAGCTGCTCACGAGCCAACTTGTCCCCGTAGTGCTCACTGAGGATGTTGTACGGGATAGCGGCTAGTTCAATCTCTGAGAAGTCATTACGTGCAATGTTTAATGCGTTCATTGTGTGCCTCTTTGTGAATAAAGTTTATCTATTGGTGCCTCACCGTTCGGAGACACCTAAGATACACCTTGCTAACCCATAAGTCTACCTTGAAGGTAGTTGTCCACCGGAAGGCCCCGACCCTGCTGTATGGCGAGACCATCGCAGGCCATCCATGCGTGCACTCGCTCCTCGATTTTCGCAAGGTCGAACTTTAGGGCCTCGGCGTTAATCCGCTCGCGCTCCGCCTTTTGACGTGCTCTGACCTTAGCGCGTGCTCTGCGTGCCTTGTTGATAACCTTACGGTCACGCTGGAAGGTTCCGTTGCGGTCCCGCTTAGCCTTGTTGCGCTTACAACGTTCAATCATCTTGTCGTGCGCTATCTGCTCAATCTCTGCGAGCAGGTCCTCAGGTTCCAGTGAGAAAGGCTCACGGTCCCGGTCCGCTGAGAATGACACCGGGTCGGTAATCACTGGCTTGCCGTCCTTGGTGAACATGATGTTACCGCTGTGCATATCAAAGGACGCAATCCCGTAGAAGAACTTGCGAATCATCTGGCACGTCTCAATGAACGGTAAGTCCTTCTGGTGGTGCTCCTCAGGTGCATAATCACACTCGACAAAGTAATACGCGAGGTCTGCATAGTGGTCATGCAAGTGGTTACCACTGCGATTGCACGGTTCCAGCTCATCAAGTACCACCGTGTAGCACCCAGCGTGACGAGCTACGTGATAGACGTTAGGAATCCCTACCCGGCCTTGATGCATCCGGCAGAAAGCCACGTAGGCGGCCCCTGAGTCTTCTTTCTTAAAGCCAACCTTAATGACCTTACCCGGTAGCAGCTCGTGCTTAAACGCCGCGCTGAAGTGACCATTGCCCAGTAGGTTAAACCCAGCGTCTTTGGCCTTAATCTTCAGGGTTTGCCAATAGTCCTGACGTTCCAGACCCCAATCGCTATCCGTATCGTCACCGTTGGACGTCTCAGCGTTCACAATGTCCGCAATGAGTGCTACCAGCAGCGGCTGGCGCTTGTCAAGTTCACAGATTGGCAGGTGATGGATGACGTCTAAGCGTTCTTGCATGTCGAAGTAGTTCATTAGGTTGTTTCCTTAAGTGTGTGTTAGTGGTTTAGTTAGTTGCTACTCGTTTCCAGCCTATAGGCGACCGTATGTAGCCGTCTGGTATCCGCTGAGGGTGATACAACTCCGTGTATACTTGCTGCATTACCCATTTACGCTGCCTAGCTGGTAATCTACCAGCCCTTGCTGCAAGTATTCTCCTTGTCCGCTTCTCCCCGGCACCATATGGCATCACCATCCGTGCAATCTTGAACGCTTTCTTCAGGTTAGTGCGTTGCGACATAGAATACCCCCACTTTGTTTGCCTTAAAGCGGCCATTAGGTAGCCGTACAGTAAAGCGAGGCAACACGCCCCACTTCATGTAACTGAATGATGCTTTGTGTACCTTGAGGCCCTTGCGAAAGTCCCGCACAAAGTACAGGACAATCAGGGCGTACACGCTAATTACGAACAGGGTTACCATACATTACCTTGCGTGTGCGATAAGTTTGGGCCATTTGAGCCATGTAGTAGCCGAACCAGTCGGCCTTTGCTTCGGGTATGCCAGCAGTGCACTCACAGACCGTCTTAAAGGCGCTGCGGTATTCGTGCATGTCCTGCTGAGTGAGTCCATATTTTACCATTAGACCACCTCCCAGTATTGCCCGTCGATGATTGAATAGCATTCGCCCTTTGGTGCGTCCACTTGTTGCAGCGTGCCGCCTAAGGACACCTCTTTCAAGCGTGGGTAGGCCTGTGGGTACTCGCCTACATCCTCGATAGACCATAGCGCGGCTGTGTGAGTCTGTGAGTTCACCACCAACACAGCATCCTGCGAGTAGGTCTTACAGGCCAGCCACGTCAATTCTACCGCTTGCTTCTCAGTGCATTCTACCTTAAGCGTGCGCTCTTGCGTTGCCTCAGGCATACCAGCCTCTTTAAAGCAGCCCTGTACATGTTCATCACGAATGTTGCCGTATGCTCCCGGATAGGTGCGAATGGTCTTAATGAGACCCTTGAGCATCTTCTCGTTTACTTCCTGCGACTCATGGCCACGGTATGTGGTAACGAATACGAATACTTTGTTGGCTGGTTCTTTCGTGAAAATCATAATGTATATCCTTCAGTTGATTAGTGGTTATCAGTGTGGCTACTCTCAGGGTGACAGGACGTACCTTGCCAGAGACCTGAATGTAACCACTAGTTAAACACTAAGTGATGAGTGATGTACATGTCAGCTAATCCATATTGTTAAAGAGCAATGCTAGTTGCTATCTTGATAGCGTTGCCTAGCGGTGATGCGTTGTTACTGGTGATGCATATTACTTGATGTTCATCGTTGAGTCAACCACTTTCGTATGTCCGGTTGATGACTACTTGAGACCCTTCAGCATCCATCTAGTAACTCGAAGTATGCTAGTGGTTGGTAGCGTTGTGTCTCTCAACGGTTGCTAATGTCTCATAACGGAATCTGAATGTCAACACTTAAAGTTAAACTTTTAGTTAGACCTATAGTGATGGTTATCTTTATGGTGATGGTCTCTTAGTAATACTTAGAGTGTCTCCCTATAGTGATACCTAATTGTCTAAGGTGTTGACAATGACCACTCAATAGCCCTATAGTGATGACTCACCGATACCCTCTTGTCCCGCTCTCAGTGTCTCAGGGACTGCTAAACGAGATACTTACTGACTCTCTTAATGTGACCTACTAACAGTCACTGCTAAACGTTAGGCAAACGGTGAACCTTGTGAGCAGTCGGCTCACCTAAGGTATATGGTCTCAGGTATAACCTCAGGTCTAACCTCAGGTGGTACTCAATGGATACTTAAAGGGCCAACAGATAGGGACACGGAGACATCAACATATAGTACCCCAAGGTCACCCTAGCCCCAACATATAGTATCACCCAAGGTTTCCCATCAGTCCCACCTAAGGTTTAACCTTCGGTTAGGGGTGGCCTATGGTTACTTTGAGTGAACTGGAGGGTACCGGGGGGGATAACCAAAAGTGTAAACTGTGAGATGTACACTCAGAACTTTATGTCAAATTCTTAAAGGTAACCTCAGGTAGTCCTCAGGCCATTGCATAGACCCGTAGGTAGACCCAGTGAATCACCTAAGGTTAACTTTAAGTATTGACTATAGAGGGATGGAGTGGTGTATGCTGATAAGCATCACTGCGGAATCCCTAGCGCGTCAGGAAGACCCTAATCGCCACAAGTGAGTAGAGAGCACACGAGAGTCTCCAGTCCACTGAGTTGCTGTTGAGTAGCCAGTGTAGCCCCAAGGGCACCAGCAAGTACAAGCAGAAATCGCCAAGTAGTCCTATGGCGCAGTAAGGTTAACAATAAGCGCATAGGTCCTCCTTATGTTGGCTCTTAGTGTCTTATAGTGAGAGGGTGATATTATCATCACTACCCTCTATCTGTAAGGAGACTTAAAGTGCATAACTATATGAATGAAACTTTAAGTAGTCTTATAGTAAGTCTTTAGGGGTCTCTCCCTATAGTGCTACCTAATTCCAAGTAGCTGTTATACATGAGGTTTTCCTGAAGTGGCCTTCCGTGGCCTAATGAATCCTTATGCACAATCCTTGCATAGTTACCATGCGATGAACATAGAGTCATCCCCATCGTCTTCCCATCGGATGTCCACACCGTTGCTACTGGTTGACCGGAATTGTGAGATGTTGCTCAGAGGCTTCTCCATGTGGTGCTCCAAGAACTCCTGAAGTACCTCAGCCTCTATCTTCACAGCGTCCTGCTGCATCGTAGAGCGTAGGAACTCGACACCCAATGCTAACGCATCAAGTCGGTCATCGTGTGCCACAGCGCCCTTCTCACGGCTCATACGGGTCATCTGGTAGAACAGGCTGTACTTCAGAGCGTGCTTACCATCAGCGTCACGTGCCGTCTGGTAGTCCTGTCGGATAACCTCATCACGGATGACCAAGCGGTGACTTGCCAGTACAGGCTCAAGGGTATCGCAGATGCGGACCTCTTTCATACCACGAGCACGAATCTCTTCGAGCTGCGCTGGGTGGTGCTTCAGGAGCACAGGCTGGAACACGTTACCGAACATACCGTCACCGAAGTTACTCTCGAAGACCACAGTCTGCACCTGCCACTGCTTGGCCTTCTTAGCGAGGAACTCAAGGGATTTCTCTTCGTAACCGCGAGTACCACCTGCGTCCATCAGGTAGATATAACCATTGAGGGTGTACAATACGCACCAACCAGTCTCATCCTTACCGCGACCACTCGGGTCAATGACCAGAATCTTACCCTGATACGCGCCAGTGTTACTTGAGGCCGTATGGAAGGAGTAAATCTCGTCACCCTTCATGCCCACGTTAGGTAGCTCCTCATTGCGATTCTGACGGTTCGGAAGCCACTGGTAATGCATTGGGGCCTTGTCCGCCTGTAGACCGCACACGATAGCGTCACGGAGGCGTAGAGGGTACTTCTCGGCGTCACTGAGGTTCGGGTTGAGCATGAACTGAAGTGTATAGCCAGCCTTGCCATATTCCACCTCACGTTCCTGAAGGTCCATGGAGTCGAATCGAACCGGGTCAGTAGGTTGACTGCTGAGACCCTCCTTGTCCTCATCGTACTCGCTACGGAGCATCGGGGCCAGTCGGTCACCATAGTACAGGTCTTCCTCTTTGGAGCGAGGATACTGCGCAGGCCAGATGATGGTGGAGTACCCACGGTTGTCCTCAAGTTCCTTGTAGAGAGTCATCTCGGTCTGAGGGGTACCCAGATAGATAACACGGCTAGTCGGCAGAGGTTTCAACAGTGCGGCGAACTCCTGAACCAACGTCCAGAGTTTCTCACGGGCACCTTGGGTTGCAGAGTTACCGGGAATCTCCACGTCATCCGCAATGATGATATCGGCACGACTACCAGTAAGCTGACCCGTAATACCCACAGACTTAACTGACGGGCTGTGGTCAGGCTTGGCAGGTCCTACATCAAAGCTAATCACGGAGTCACGCTGACCGGGGCGAGGCTTAAGCTCACTCAGGAAAGGCAACAAGTCAATGATGTTCTTGATGAAGATGGAGTTAGCGTCTGCACGTTCCTTAGAGGCCGAGACAATCAGTATCTTTAACTGAGGGTCACGCCATAGGGTCCACACTACGAACGCACACGTGATGAACGACTTCCCGATACCACGGAAAGCCTGAAGGATAAACTTCTTGTTCTTGGGGTCTGCCAGACACTTGGCCATGTCGATTTGACACTTGGTTGGTTCCGGCAGGTTCAGGGCCTTCCAGAGCACGAAGAGAAAGGCGACAAAGTCACCCTTCAGTTGCGCAATGATTAAGGCGTTCTTGGCTTGCTGAGAGTTACTCAATGTCCACCTCCTTTACCTTGCAGCTTACGAATTGTGTCCTGTAGGGCCTTCTCTTTTAGGTCGGCCTTCTGGGTTATTGCGATAAGACTTCGAGCAGTTGCTTCGTGTAGTTCGACGGAACCATCAACGAGGCATCGACCGTCTGGTCCTGCGGCGACACTGGTAGGTTTGACTCTGACGCGCAGCCGCTTATTGTCGCTACGCAAATCAGCAATAATCCTATCAGTGCTGCCCTCCAGCCCTTCAAGGTCTGCTTGGTACTTAGCCGATACTGAGTCAATCGCTTTCTGAGTTTCAGCTCTAGCCGTTTGCTTCTTAACGTATTCATTCTGTACTACCTCCTTCCATTTAGCGTCCGTAGATTGCGAACCCAAGTGCCACCCGAAGGCAAACACCATGATAGCCACAAGATACGGGACGATTCTCTTTGTGAACTCCAGCATAATGCCTCCCGTTGTTTCTCAGATTTCACGTAGGAACGCCTAGCGTAGTGCAATGACATCCATAAAGGCACTACATATAGTAGTACCTTGAGTATATCACTGTAAGGTGAACGTATCGTCGTCTGTCAGACCATCAGCACCCACCTTGGAGTTGTAAGCCTCCAGACCCTCAGCCAGTCCGCCCAAGATGTTAACGTCAGGGGTCAGCTTAGAGATTTGGAACTTGTGACGCTCCAGTAGTTTACCAATGGCGTTGTACAGCTGAGGTGTGCGCTTCTCAGGATTCTTCAGGTCCATGAGCATCTGCTGAGCCATCTCAGTGTCTAACATTTCGAGGAACTTAATCAGGTCCATATGTTACTCCTTATTAGCTTTCTTCCAGTCAATGATTTTGTCGACTACCTTGGCACCAATCTGAACCACTGTGTAGGCGATTGCCGCGACGTAGAACCACTCGTTTAGTGAGAGACCCCAGAAGAGTCTCGCTACGCCGTCAGCCCCAGCGACCCCCGCAATGGGAGCCGCCTTGATAACTTCGTTATTGAAGTCTAGGGATAACATACTGCCCCCTTATGTTATGAAGTGGTAGGGACTGATTACCTGAGGTTGGCCTTTCGAGCCAATTGGTGTTGTGAATAACCAAATCTCAGATTCACCATCCTTAGTAATACCAGCGTTTGGTCCACCGTGTCTACAGTTGTACAGGTACACCCGAGCCTTACCGGCAACACCACCCTGACCAGCAGCGAATGACGCGCCACCGAGGTAGTTACCCTCACGTGAGCTATCGCGCGACGTACAGTTGAAGTTACATGTTACAGTCCCCTCGTGCACATCGTGTACCACCCTACCGTAAGTCTCGTAATACTCACCCCCCATTCGAATGCCTACAGCACCATCGTGAGCGGTTGAGCCGTTATTGCTAGGAAGCATATCGAACCCTGAGCGTCTTCCGATGCAGTTTAACTCAATGAACCAAGGCTTAACACCGAGGCCGAACACGTCAGAGTGATAGTTCCATGCATCCTTCATACCGTACTCTGCAATGCAACCAACGGCCACAACGTTGTAGCCCCTGCTGTTGAACGAGTTTTCAGTGCAGGTCAGTCCGAACTTACAGTTGTTCAAGCGAAGCACGGCACCTGCCTTACTGGCATCCATAACCTCAGCGTGGAACCCTCGGAAGCTGTATCGGAACTCCACGTTCTCAATGTAGACATTGGAGTTATCCTGCACACGCCCGTTGGTAATCTGGAGAATCAACTTAACGTTAGCATCAGGTGCGCGGCTGTCATTCAGTTGGAACGTTATGGTCGAACCGCTGACGAAGCTACGACCCGGACCTACTTCAGCGAGAGACGCGACGTTTGTAAGCACCTGCTCATGGCCGTATTTATCGACAACACTCTTATCGATAATCCTGAATGCAAGGCCCTGAGTGGCCGAGTAAACACCGGGTCTACCCTCCACTGGAGTAAACGTAGCCGACTCTGCCTCACCAGAAAGCACAGGACGCTGGTCACCGTACCCGATAATATCAACGTCCCTGTCCACAATCGAAACGTTCCACGTGTAATCCCGAGTGTACGGAGTTGGGCCACCTTTAATCTTGATGACTCTAGCAGGCGGGTTCTGCTCGATAGCCTTCTTTATGCGCTGGAATGGTTTATCTAAGGAGCCATCACCTGACGTATCACTACCAGCAACGATGTCTACATGATAGGTTAGAGAGTCCGACGGTGCCCGATAGGAGGTAATGTCATAGTCAGTATAGAACTGCACACCTCCAGCCGGACTGTAAGAACTCATAATGTTGAATCTCTCGGTTATTCGCGCCAGCTCAGAAGGTAACCACGTGATAGTTATTGGGTCGTTCCCCATGATAAATGCACTCCTATTCAAGCTCCCAACAACTTCAGCCAAACTGCCCTCCCTTACATGTGCAACAACTGGTTTACCATCCGTTGGGTAGGAGGTTACAGGGGAGAACGTACCGTCACTGTTGGCGACAATCGCTACAGTGGACGATGTTAATTGTACTACCGAGGATTTCCCTTGAAACCGGGCATCTCCGTGCAAGAACACCCCTCCGTTAAGTTCTACATTGGTTGTACCCTGAATAACCCACCAGTCAGGGGCCACGAGGACCCCGTTAAGTGAGACAAACAGTTCATCAAACGCTTGTTGGACGGTGCGCCCATCCTTGAGCACACCAATTGTTGAGCCTTTCGGCTGAGTGAAGAAATCCATACAGTCTCCTTAGTAGTTGTAAGCAATGAAGCGAATATACTCAGAGTACGTGTCTGTACCCGCAGAGTCCTTAACACCCAGCGTTAGACCGCTAGTACCAATCGCGGAAGCTGCATACGGCTGGCGAACACCCCCCGGATGCGCCGCTGTCATCGTAAATGTGAACTGCGCTGTCTGCATCGGGTTGGTGAAGGTAATCTGATATCGACCTGTAGCAAGTCGCGTGATTGTTCCACCGATAGCTCTGTATACGGTAAGGGTACCGTCAGCTGCCTCCTTGGCCGAAATGATAACCGCAGGGATGTCCATAAACATGGAGGCCACTGGGCTGTTGATTCGACCAGACGCTGTGTCGTACAGGATAGTCGCAGCGATGAACAAGTTGGTGTTACCAGTTTGGTTGATACAGAGTCCGGGGAACGTACCACTAAAGGTCCCTGACGGTACGTCCACATTGGTTGACCCGGTGATGCGCAGACCTGCCGCTCCAGCAGAAGAGAAGAGTGGAACAACACGGACGTTGGTACAACCGTTAATCTGGGCAGCGTTCCCGGCACTTGCGCGAGAGGTAATGTCCAGTTCCACATTCTTAGAGTTGAACACTTGGACGCCGTCGTGTGTAGACGCTGAGGTTGTACCGCTTACGTTGCCCCGTACAACATCACAATTGCTAATGTACACACCGTGAGAGCTTGAGGACACCACATGCGCGTCCACGTTGTCTAAGAACACGTTCTTGATGTTCTGAATCTGAACACCGTGAGATGCTGTAACGTTACCCTGCACGTTCGAGATGATTACGTCACGAGCGTCTGAGGTAGCAGCGTAGGCCGCAACACGAACAAGCTGACGAACTGACCGACCCTCTTTAGGGAACACATTGTCAATCCGAAGACCGCGCATTGGCATCGGAATGTACACACCACCGGAGGTCTCCTCATTGTAAATCACGAGGGAGCCTAGAGTGGACGTACCGCGAACACCATCGACGTGACCGTCAAATGTTCCGAGCGTCTCAGAGGTGATACCAACACAGTCGTCGTGAGACTCAATGTCCAGATTGGTCGCCATGAACCCATTACAGTCCAAGAAGTGCAGACCGTCTCGACCACCATGAAGTGGACTCTCAGAGCGTCGATGCTTATAGCCGTCAACGTAAACCTCGGAGCACTGCTCAAAGGATGTCGCCCAGTCTGCTGTTCGAGACACTTCTACTCCATCGACTCGGATGTTGTTACACTTATAGAAGCGAACACCACGAACGTTCTTCTTAACAGTGTGGACAGAGCCGGACCCGCCGTCTACCTTGAAGTCCTTCAGGGAGATGTAACCAACGTTGTCTGCCCGTAGCACGGTAACTAGTGCGCTGCCAGCCGCGTCTGAAGCCTCTGGAGAAGCAATGATTGACTTATCGCCAGACCCGAAGATTGTAGTCCCTGCAGGAATCTGTACGGTGGATTTGAATGTCCAACGGCCAACTGGGATGTACAGCGCATTGCCTTGAGCTAATGCCCTTGTTGCCGCCGGAGCGTAGTCGTCTCCGTCCTCTGTGCGATACAGGTCCAATAGAGACTTAACGTTACCTCGGATGCCGCGAATAGCAGCCTCTACGCTAACACCCTGCGAGGTCATAACATACTTGGCACCATCTAGGCTCATGAGGATGTCGGCAAGCGGGATTGAACCCTCAGCTGTTATGGCAATCAGCAGGTCGTTCTGATTCAACTTACGGGTACCCTTGAATGTGATGGTTTTGGTTCGGTTATCATAATCGTACGTAACTCCGACATCTTGGCGAGAACCGTTGATGTACAGGCACGGAACAGCGAGAACATCTCCCGGCTTAGTGATTACAACCGAAGTCTCTCCACCAATGGCTGACCCAGCGTTATACACCCACACGACCCCACGCAAAGATGCTGGGTCATTGGCGAAGTTTTCGATGAAGTCCCGGATAATCTTATCAAGTTCCTTCATGTCCGCAAGATACCCGCCAGCCTCTCCTAAGGTTGTGTCCAGCTGGTTCTTGTTCACTGCGTCTGTGCCAAGTTCACCGGGAGCCAGTCTGACAATCTTACGGTTGCGAGCGTCGAGGTTCCCAGCGTCATCCTCCGGCATAGCCATAAGTGCAGCATCGCGTGCTTCTTCCGCAATGTGTGAAGACTGGAGTTGTGAGACATTCAGGTCCACTGCACGGAGCACAGAGCCATCGCTGAAGTCCACCACACGCTCTGACGCTGAGGTGAACCGACGGATTTCCACACGGTCGAACCCAGTAGTGTCCACAAGGAGTTTCACTCTGGTCTTAGACACGTAGCGGTACTCAGTGATGTTGCTCAGCAGTCGGCGGTTCTCATCGGCTACGAGAGACACTCGCACGAACTTTCGGGACAGGTAGTCGAACGGGATGTCGAACTCAGTGGCCCCTACTGGGTACTGAATGACTGTTTTAATGTCTTGGTCCATCATGACCTCCTTAAGTTGAATGTGAAGGGAAACCGCTTGGGTCTCCCTATAGTGCTACCTAATTAGTTAGGCTTCGGCTGCTGCTTGATGGTCACACCGTTGGCCTCGTAGATTTTCATCACGAGCTGCTGGGTGAGTGGGTCGTTTGGTACCAGCTCCTTAGTGGAGTTCATCAGGCCAGTCATGTAGTCACGCTCAGTCGGCTTGTTGGGTGCTGTGACAACACCGTAAGCGTTCTTAGCGGTCGCAATGACGTTCCCTACGTAACCCAGCGCCGGAACCTGAGACCCTAAGTTGCCTGCGAGGTTGCTGGACTCAGCGCGTCCCTTGGATGCTCCGTCTTTCTTCTGGAACTGTTCCTCCTTAGGTAAGATGGTGGAGCGCAGCATGTTAGCGTCTTGGAACCCAGCGGCACCCGCAATCATTGAGGCGATGGACAGAGGCGCACCTGTGTGGGAACTTCGAGTCAACGCTGCATAACCCAGCATGGTAGGGTTCAAGGCTTTCTTCAGGTAGTCCTTACGTTGAGACTCTTGGAGGCCATATGCCTTCACGTGGGCCTGCATCGCAAAGTAGGTCCCAGCGATACCCAGTGACAGGATGTGGGTCAACGCCATGTCGATTGCTCGATTGTTCTTGTAGCCCTCATAGAAGGACCGGACGAACTTAGCGTTGAGGGACTTGATGGTGAAGTTCTTAAACTGCATAGCCATCTTGACCCCGGCACCGTACGCCTTGGAGTCCTGCTGGGATACCTTGTGGGGTCTCAGCATGGTCTCATCGGCAACCTTATCGGCGAGACGCCACAGGTCCATAGCCCGTGGGTCCTGAGCGAAAGCCTTCTTGTCCTTGATAGAGAACTGGCCGTTAGCGTCACGGGTCGCGTGGTCCACAAAGAGCTGCTTGATTCCCTTCCACTGCTCTGGGCTGATAGAGGCAGACTTGAGGAAGTTCTCCTTGCCGAACTTGGAGCCTTTGCCCCCGAGGGCAGCACCAGCCACATCCCCAAGAACACCCTGACGCGCAGTGTCAAGAATGTAGTTAGCCGTACCGTTCAGCATCTTGGTCCAAGGGGAACGAGCCGACAGCTCCTGAGTACCGAACTTAATAGTCCCGATGACGGACGCCATGGCCCCACTGGTATCGGACGCCTCACGGATTCGCTGCACGATATCCTCACGTCCCGGACGGATTAACTGGTCGAGTTCCTTACCGAACAGCGCCCCATGGAGTTCACGGAGTTCACTGCCGGACACAGGAGAGGTTCTGGTGGCGAGGTCGCGCAACGTTGGGATACCGTGGAGCATCGCCTTAAAGTTACCCTTGGCCAACATCCCAGCAATCTCTGTCAGGTTCTGCGGACCCATGTAGAAGTTCTTAGCGAAGAACGCCAAGTCATTCAGGGAACGCATAGCCGTCTCAAAGGCTGTATCGTTGTTACGACGTGCACGCCCAGTGAGAATCTTAACGGTGTCCTTCAGCGCTTCCACTTCGCCCTTCAGCTGACCCTTACGCTCAGCCTTCTTGTCCAACGCCATGATTTCATCCTTGAGCTGCTTCGTGGTCTTCCCACTGCCACCCATGATGGAGATATCACCGTTAACTCGACGGTCGTACGCTGGGATAATCCGAGACATGTCGAAGTCCCTCAGGTCGTTAACGCTGAAGGTTGACCCGTCCGGTAAAGTAACCGGGATGTCGCTATCGAACATGTTACGGGCTTCAAGGAATGAGTTGTTCTCGATACCGACCAGACCAGTAATGTTGTCGTCGATGACACTGGACGCCGTGAAGTCTTCCGTGTGGCTGATACCGTACGCCTTATCCATAGCGTGCTTCTGGACCACCTCAGGTGTCACTTGGTCGACTGACTTGTAGCCGTTGAGTTCCATCAGGTACTCGTCGACACGGGCCTTTACCTCAGGGCGCACTCGGTAACTGGTGAGCCAGCTCTGAGCGATGGCCTGCTGTAGACCCTCAGGTCCTCCCAGCTTCTGCGTCATTAACTGCTTAGCGGCCCGGTCGTACACGTTAGGAACGTAGGTCCCTTTGTGGCGACTGCCGGGGAAGATGCTTACAGCGTTGACGTTACCGAAGATACCCGGCTGTTCCATCAGCTCACGCTTGGTGTCGAAGTGCTCTTTCAGCAGGTCCATCACCTCACGTTCACCTTTGGTTAAATCAGTCTGCAACTCTGGGCGCTCAATCGCTAAGGCAGCACGCTTATAGACTTCCTGACGGATAGCTCTACGTGACATCTTCTGCTCACCAATGGAGAACTCTGGGTCCTTCATTGCGCGGTCCACAGCATCGTATAGCTGATTGTACATCCGCTGGTCTGTAGCGTGGAGACGCTCGTGGATGTCAGAGGCGGTAGCCCCAAACTTACCACTGGTCCCTGACTGCATACCCGTAGGGGAACGTACTAGGTCCTGAGCGATAGCACGAACGTCAGCGTCCTCGGAGCGAAGAGTCTTCAGGCCAATCTCAGTGAACCCTCCAAGTTTAACACCGGGAGCAGCACGCTCTGGGTCAATCTCGGAGAAGTCTCGCTGGGTCCTTGGGTTGAGCGGGTTGGTATCACTGAGGATAGACCCGTTGCCCAGAACAGCTGCGCCTTCCTCGGTCGGATGGTTGGCGAACGGAACACCACCGTGGCTCTGGTCGAACGAGAAGTTCTCTGGAGGCAACGTAGAGGTGTCGTGACCGCCAGTGTTGATAGCAGTCTCTCGTGCCTCTGTACGGAGTGCTGGCCCAGCGAACTCATTCACAGACTCAACACCGCGTGACTTACGGATACCAGCGGCCACAGCGTCACTGAGTGCAGACATTCCAGCACCGAACAGTAGACCACCAAGTGCTACATCGGCATAGTGAGCTTCTCCACCAGCGACTGACGTACGGATTCCCTCGGAGGCAACACTGAGTGCTCCAGCTTGTGCACCCACGACCAGAGCCTTATTGATTACCTTGAGTCCCTTTCCGGCCACGCCTACAAGCGGCACGTAACTCAGTGGGTCGACCCCGGCACCAACAATACCAGCTGCGAGCTTAGCACCTGTGCCTGCCTCAGCGGCCCTTTGGTCAGCCGCGAAGTTATCCTTGGCCAGCTTAATGAGGGCGTCCCAGTTCTCACCATCACCACCAGTAACCACACCGTAGTAACTCGGAGGCAGCCCGGAGTCCCGCAGCTTCTGCAAGTCTTCCTTGGACGGAACGTATGAGTTCCATCGAGTCGGGGTTATTGTGTCCTTGAACACATCGTACCCATTATCTGCACGAGCTGCACGGAATGCCACACCTAAGGTGGAGTTCTGGAGTTGGGCCTCAGCAGCATCGCCGAAGCCAAAGAAGGTAGACCGAGCGTTATACTCATCGAGGGTCGTCCCGGTCTTCTCCCAGAAGTCCTTAGCGTATGGTACGTTGGGCGCAGGTTGCTCTACACCCTCTACGTCGAACCCATGGGACTCCGGCAGCTCAGTACCAACTTTACCAGCCTTAGCGATACCCTTGAAGGCATCCTCTGCGGGAATCCCTTTACCCTTTGGGGTGATACCGCCGAACGCTTCCAGAGCACCTGATTGAGGACTCTTGGCCACGTCCAGCAGCTTGCGCATGTAGTTACGCCCTTCCTCCGAGATAGACCCGAAGTCTCCCTTGTCGTACGCTTGGAGCTGTGGAGCACCCGCTGGGCCTTCCCCTTGGTTGTACGCTAGGGCCGCTTTCAGCTCATCCCCGTTGTACTTCTTAACGAGACTGGCAAGCAGCTTAGCGCCTGCGTCAATGGCTAACTCAGGGTTGTATCGCCCATCGTCGTCACCATCGGTCACGTTAAGGCCCATCGCTCGGGCCGTGTTGCGGGTGAACTGCATGATGCCCTTAGGGCCAGTCTTAGAGACGGCCTTAGGGTTGAAGGATGATTCGTTAAACGATAACTTACGCAGGAGGTCATAGGAGACCCCATGAGAGTCTGCTGCCTTCTGGAAAATGCCATCGTAATCACTAGGTTTAGACTTATCGTAGCTCATGTTGTCTCCTTAATGGTTATTGGTCACCGCCTCCATAGATGAACTTCGGAGTGGCTTTACGTTTCGCACGGACGCGCTCACCTGCTGTCTTACGTGCCTGAGTGGCTGCTGAGATTGGAGCACGCTTGGTGGCTTCCTTCAGTGCCTTCTCTTCGGCTTCCTTAGCTAGTCGCTGCTGCTGTTCCTGATAGGACCGAGTCAATAGCTCCTTGTCGTAGCGGATGCGGACAGTACCAGTGGTGTCCATCATGTAGATAGAGTCGCCCTGCTGGTACATCGTCAGCTGCTTGTTGGTCACCCAAGGGTTAGCTGCGATGATGCCTTTGCGTGCTTCCTCTAAGATGTCCCGGCCTTGCTCCCAGCTACGCGGGTCGTCACTGACCTGTAGGATGTTCTTCGGGATAATACCAATGGTATCACCGTCCACGTCGTCACCTTTGAAAGTCACAGTGGACTCCTTGAGGAACTTATCGACCTGCTGCATAGCCATGTCACTGTTACCAGTCCGGTACTTGACGCTGTCGTAAATCTTGCGGGCCATACCGTCCAGACTGGCTGGAATGCGGGACAGCTCTGGGGACTCTGAGTTGTTCTTCAGGGACGCCCACGCTTTATCATCCTCGTACTGCATCTCTTTGGTGAGACTGCGGCGAGAACGGTCAGCGTCGATTAGAACCTGCGGGTCGATACCCTGCTTGTCCATCATGTCCATCGTCAGGAACAAGTCGGCCTTATCCGGGTACAGCGCAGCGAAGAGGTCAGGGTCGGTGTTACGCATGGTACGCAGCTTGTTCAACGCCGTGGTGTCCTCAGGCAGCTTACCGTTAATCACAGCGGCAGACCATTCAGACCCAGCGTCGGTCACCATCTGGCCCACAGCGGTACGGAAGGCACCACCCTCTGAGTCTGCCCGGAGGTAGCTCAGCTTCATGCGGTCCTTCTGTTGCTCAGTGAGCTGCATGTTGTCAATCTCAGCCAGCTTACCATTAGCGTAGTTCACCATGTCACTGTGAGTGAACTCGCCAGTATTCTCGTTGGTGGGCATGTCCTTGTAGCTGGTGGACACGTACTCACCGGAGATGCGCTTGGTGAACTGCTGGTCGATGACCTGATTCTTGTTGATGGTCTTCTGACGCTTGTCCATCTCCTTGGCTGCCGCTTGGGCCTCCTGACGGAAACGTGCCTGCATCTGCTCCTCAGCCTGAATCAAGCGCTCACGCTCCGGGGTCATCTGCTCACCGGGCTGTAGACGGTCAAGTTCCGCTTTGGCACCCTGAAGCATCTCCCAGCCCTTACTGGTGTCGTCTTGGTTCAACGCGCTGGTAATCCCAAGGCGGAAACCTTCGGACAACTTAGCGTCATTGTCGAACTGCGTCGACTGGGCCTTGACCATCAGGGCGTTCCATTGCTCCTCCCCCATCAGTTCCTTGTAGGTAGTGGTCTTCCCGTTAAGGGTGACTGGACGGCCCTCAAGGCTCTGCAAGAAGTTGGCCGCACCCGGACGCTGAATGACGTCGTTAAGGGACCCGATGATGACCTGCTGGGCCTGAGCGTCGCTTGGGATACTCCCGGTCTTCAGGGCATTGTCGATGTATCGCTGGAAGAATTCACCCGACTCTGGGCGGGCCAGAACTTCAGGGTCTTTTAAGACACCGGATAGTTCCACCTTCGAGGCCAGTATGGCGCCCTTCTGGGCCTGCTCGCTCAGGAACGAATCGTGCTTACCGTACAGCGAGATGTTACGCTCAGTGATGTTCGCGTTGAACCCTCTCTGGAACTCTGAGTCCTCAGGGTTAATCATGAACTGCTCAGCGTACTCGTTGGCACCTTCGGTCAATCGCTTGTGTCGATACTCTTCCATCTCGGCGCGAGTACGGAACTCACCGTTCTGAACACGCTGTGCCACATCGTCGTCAATGAGGAATGCAGCGTTACGACCGGTCTTGAACCGTAGGGCCTCCATGGCGTAAGGGTCATCTTGATACAGGAGGGTCCCGTTCTTGATGGCCTCCCGGCGCTGCTCTGGGGTCAACTTACGGATAATCTCATCCGAGCGCTCATCGGCCTTGTCACGCTGGCGCTTATCGTATGCGTCTGCTGCCTCGCCCATCGCTGTCCCAAATTTCGCTAAGGACTGCACGAGGTTGGACTGCTTGAACCCTTCCTGCTGGATAGTTACCGGGCGATACTGCATGGATGCGGAACCACCACGGATGCGGGTAGACCCAGCCTGCGGCAGTTGGCTTAATGCTTGTTCTAATTTACTGGCCATTACTTACCTCCTACCTTAGTGCCTTGGGCCTGACTGATTGGTGCCTTTGTGCCTTTACTGTCGAACGCACCTGAAGCATACGAGGAAGCCGCCTGCGAGGTCATAACTGACAGCGGGTCGAGGACCTGAGCCAGCTTGGACTTGCCTTTACCCTCAGCCTTCTGCATGGTCTTGACTTGGTCGATGGTAGACTCCGAGTTACCAAGCTGTTGTGCAAACAGTGACGCATAGTCTCGACGGTAGTTATCGGTGACCGCATTGGCCTCCCGGATGTACTTACCCTCTTCGATTCGGCTGATACGGTCCATACTGTTACCCTCAAGGTTTCCCTCTCCGATGGCCGCACGGATTGTACCCATGGCCTGAACCTTATCGAGATTCTTGGCGGTCAGGTCGGCAGCAGCCTCTTCCAGCTTCTGCTTCTGCTCAAGACTCGCGTTGGCGTTCTGAATGTTTGACTCTTTAATCATCTGGGCAGACTGTCGGCGCATCTGGTCGTTCTGAAGGCCAATCATCTGGGCCTCACTGCGAGACTGACCAATGGCCTGTACTGCCGTCATTGCAATTGGGATAGCTGCCATCCAGCACATAGTTATCTCCTCGTTATGGTGAACAGTTGGAACTTCCCATCCTGAGTGTACTCCTCATGGAATACCGCACCGATGGACTTGAGGAACCGCTTGTGGGGACCATTACCGACCCACACAAAGTTCCACAGGGATGGGTACACATCTAATAACATGTCCCTGTACTCCATGATTCTCTCACGGAACTCCAGCTTGCCAGCCCTGTCGAGTCTCCACACTTGGTCGCTCGTAACGAACCAGCACTGGTCACCACAGTGTCCACCTATAGCCAGAGGAAAGCCATCGTGGTCTAACGTGACACACTCGGTAACCGCTGGGAACGATGGTTCTATACCCATGGCCTGTGCCTCAAGTACGTCATGGTAGGCCGGGACGAACAAATCAAAGTCATTACTTACAGTGTTTCTTATAAACATGCTTTAAGTCCCCCTCTTAGTGTGGTCTCCCTATAGTGCTACCTAATTGAGCAACACCACAGGGAGACGTTGAGTTAAATACCGTTAGCGCGTCTCATGTAGTTACCTTCCCACCCGCACCCAATGATTGACACCGGGGAGGCATTGAAGGAACTCAGGGACACCTTCTGGTATAGCGCATTGCCAGTCACCGGGAATCGGTACTGACCTGTTGTTGTGGCCTTCTGCCCGAGGCGGAGACCTGTGGAGCCAACTTTGGAGTTAACCAGATAGTTGAACTCTCGGCTACCGTTGTCGACACTAACAGTGAACGAACCAGTGTCCTGATAGTTCACCCAAGCCCTACGCAACTGTAGACGTCCTGCATCCTCTGTGGATGTGGTACCGTCATTCTGGTCCTGCTTGATGAGGAACCGACTGAACACATACCGGAAGTCGTACAGGAACCCAATGACGATATCCTTACCAGCAACATCACCACTGATTCGAATGTCCGGTGTGGAATCCCAAGAGTCGCCCATAGGTTCATACTCGGTGATTTTCCCGTCACTCTCACAAATGGCCACTGTCCCCTTGGAGAACGACGCACCGTATATGTCCTTGACGTTCACTACCGTCTGGTTGGTCTCGATGTCATACGCTGTCTCCGAGATGTGGTATGACCGCTTGGCGTCTACGTGGAAACGGTAAGGCTCGAACGGGAAGTCTGTCGACTCCTTCTTAAAGTCCACCGCAGCAATCCACACGTTGTAACCATTCCGCATCAACATGTACATCGTTGAGTTGATACAGTTTGCTGCCATCACCTCCACACCGTCCCCGAAGTCCCAGTGGGACCATGACTGCTGGCGGATTTCCTCATTCATGTACAGGAACTTGTAGATGAACACCTTGCTAGGAGCGCCTTTAGTGAGAACGCACGCGAAGTTCTCTGTACCGGAACCGTTGATACTGAACACACCGTTCGGGATGTAGTTCGGAACGTGAGCCGTCATGTCCTCAGCGTTCTTCACAGAGCTTACATCCTGTACCGCGTAGTACCGCATGATAGACGTAAAGGAACTGCGAGGGGACGCATAGTAGACGTTACGACCGATACCATACGGACGCGCCCTGTCGGACACATCGAACTGCGTGGTCAGGTCCAGTTGTGCCGTCTTAGCTGATAACACACCGCTTGCTGACAGGACGAACTGTGCCTCATCAGACCAGAGCAGCAGCTCCTCAGCGAAGCTCACAGCGTACTTGAGGACTGACACTCGGTTATGACTCACTGCCACGTCCAGCGGGTCATCGTCGGTGTAGTTTGCGACTGACGGTGGGTAGAACTCAAAGTATCTGCTGGTACGCGATAACACGATGTTCTCCCCAGAGATGAACCCTAAGCGGTTCCTGAAGAAGAACACGTCGGTAATCGTCGAGTTCACGAAGGATGGTTGCGGGTTGGTATCGTCATCCCCAGCGCGGCGGTTAGTCCACTCGTGGTAGTTCAGGTCGAAGTTACCATCAGCAGCGCGTACCAGCGTCCAAGGCATCGTGTGATACTCTAAGCCCACAGAGATGTTCCACCCCACGGTTTCCTTCCAGACCTTCTGGGAGGCATCATACTTAACGTAATACTGGTCGGCAGTCTTGGACGTGTCACCGACTATCTTGACCATGTATCCGTCTGGTGCATTCAGAGGCAACTTGGAGAAGCTCTGAACGTAATGGGTCACAGGGTTAATCAACTGGTCTGCGTAACCATCACGGGTCTGGAACTCATTGAGAGTCACCCCAGAAGGTGCGACGCAGTGGATGTACCCAGTGCCTACGTTGAAGGTCCACAGCGGGTGTGCTGTCCGTAAGAGTTCAGCGAGTGCCACGGCGATGGCCTGTGCGTCCACTTTCGGCGGGTCATCCCTGGCGTTGTCACCCGGAGGCAGCTGGTGGCTGACCCAGATTCCGTTAATGTTCACTTCGAGTTTGCGCCCGTACTGACCACCGCGTACGTTAATCAGCCCATCCACGTTGTCCATGAAGGAACCACCGTTGGTGACGTTCTGGTTCTCGCGAACCTGACGTGTCCTGTTGACGATGAACGTATAATCAGCCACCGTGACCATCCGCAAGTTATCCTTGGGATTATTCACTGTAACGTAGGAGCGGTCACCGCGCACCTGATACTCGAACCCGGAGAGGTCGAACACACGAACGTCATTCCCAGTGAACACCGCGTAATACTGCTCGAACTCATCACGATTGATAAGGTGGATGTACGGGTCATCCCCAAGGTACCCACGGTCTCCTAAGGACTTGATGAATACCATCGGTGGTCGCTTCTGGAGACCCTCAGTCTCGGAGGACCAACCGTTTACCTGAAGTGTACCCTGCTCGGGGTACCGTAGGATTTCAGGCTGCTGGCTAATGCCTCCCTTGAGGTTCTTGATTGATTGTGATACGAGAGCCATTTGGTCCTCCTTAAGTTTCTGATTAACGACCGATGAGACCTTGTACGTACGCATCACCGTCAAGCATGTTGTACTGCCCGAAGTCCATCTCGTACTCGTTGCACGCCATACGCGCTTCCATTTCTTCCTGTGCTAGCGAGTTCTCTACGTCCTCCGCTCCGAAGAACCGGGAGTTGAACTGGCGGCTGGCCTTGGTGACAATCCACTGGCGGAAACACTCAGGCATCTCATCGTAATCTTGAAGGGTAATCAGGGTCACGGTGATTGCACTGGAGAAGGTGTCTGTCCCTGTGGACTTGTCATACACCCAACCACCGCGGTTCACATACTGGCCTCCAAGGATAGACAGGTAGGCCGGACGGAATGGGATAAGCCCGGTGCTGGTGTCAGGGGTCAGTGTGGCCGACTCATCAATATTGAAGGCCCAGCCTTTGGACTGAATCTGTCGGTTAATCCTGTTGAGGATTCGACGGGCGTTCGCAACGTCTGCGTTTCCGTCTTCATCAAGGGTTGTCACTGGGGATTCACCGATAGCTGCGAGCATCTCATTGACAGCATCCAGCTCAGCAGCAGACCCAAAGTAAGCGTCTTGCATGTTCATATTGTAAGCTCCTAACGAAAAAACCCCTCAGAGACCGTGAGTGGTCCCCAAGGGGTTTGGCTTATTAGTTAGTCACGACCAGCTTAAAGGACTTCATTTCAGACCCGTCAAAGCTGACAGTCACTAGAGTTTCGCCTACAGCGATTCCTTTGAAGTACAGCGTGTTGGTCCGGCGAGTGTGGCTGGCAATACCTGAAGCACCATAAGTTACCTCAAGGGTTGACCAGTCCGTTACGCCCTCCAGCCCATCGAGTGCCACCTTAAGCGAATCACCATCAATAGCTACAGTCTGCACCTCATACTCAGACGGAGTTACCGTCCGAGCACTAAAGGTATTTACGCTGAGGCTGCCTTGAAAACCAGCGCACCAGCAGATTCTGGACGCAGACCGCCGTGACCCATCGCGTACTTAGCGACGATCTGGTCAGCCTGATACTCGGTACGACGAGCACGTTCCAGAGCCAGATCTTTCAGCTTAACGGTGCCGACAGCGGAACGGTGCTGGAACAGGCCTACAACGTTCTCTTTGTTGACTTTACCGCCAGTTGCCGGGAAGGCGTGCTTCTGGTTGGTCGCTTCTGCATCTTCGTCCGGGCGGTCATCACCAGCACCACCAGCGGTCAGGTGCGGAACCTCGACGACTTCGAAGCCCATTACGTTACGGATAGAACCACGCTCAGGGTCAATCAGGGCCGCATAGTTCGCAGCGTTAGGCATCAGAGCCGCCAGAATCGCAGAGTACACGTCCGGGGTGGTGTAGAACGTACGGTCGTTAGCCGGAACGTAGTTCTTGGTCAGAGCCGCACGAGCAATGGTCAGCTGCGCAATAACCGCTTGGCCCAGTTTGACCGGGTCAGTCAGGTCCGCTTTCAGACCAACTTCCAGAAGGGACGGTTTGCCCAGACCAGCGATGTTCTCGTTGACGGAATCAGCGAGGTTAACCAGACCAGCCAGCTCAGCCAGTACCGCGCCATCAGCTGCCATCGCCAGAGACTCACCAATCTGAGAAGTGTACTCTGAGCGAACGTCATAGTGGTTCATCGCGTCTTCGATGTCGTAAATCAGCACGTCAGCGGTCAGCAGGCCATCAATGTTAATGGTCTTCTCGGTGTGCTTGATGTCTTTACGTTTGTCATCCAGAGACTCGCCCGGTTGCAGGTAAGCAGCCTTGGTGCGACCAATCACAGGGAACTGTGCGGACTTACCGGAGCTGATTTGACGCTGCATGTGACGGTTAGAGGTCACAGAGGTACGAGCGAATGCGGTCAGTACTTCACCGCCGAATACTTTCAGGAATAGCGCCAGCTTGTCTGCTGCGGATTGACCTTTACCTTGGTTGGTACCGAGCTGCTGTCCACCTTGCATGTTAGCCATGTTGAATCTCCTTATGTTGTTTATACGAAATGTGTTGAGGTACTACTTGAAACGAGGTGATACTCATTGTGTAACTCGAAGGGAGGTGCCTTCGCTCCTTGTCGGATTGTGCGTTCTCCCTATAGTGCTACCTAATTAAAACTTAGAGTCGATGACCTTCTGTTCCACCTCACGACGATACTTAGAGTCGGTGCGGTAACGTGGGTCTGACATGGCTTTAATCATCTCGGCCTGAGACTCGAAGCCTTCAGCTTTACGGGCCACAGGTTTCGCTGGGGTGGCGCGCTTGGCAATAGAGCGGTCGGCTTTCTTACCAAAGGTTTTATCACGAGACTGTCCCGCTAGGTTCAGAATCGTCTTCATTGTGGCCACATCGCGTGACTCAAATGCCTTGATGAGCGCCTCGGCACCCTCAGGGTTATTGGTCTGCATGTGGGTATAGACCTGTTGGAAGCGCTCGCGGCCACCCACAAAGTCCATCACTTTCTCAACGTACTGGTTGACCAGAGCCTCTTGACCGCGAATGTACGCATCAACGAACGCCTTACTGTAGCCAGCCTCAGCCAACTCTTTGTAGGACTCATCGGACAAGCGGTCTTCATTCTGGTACTCCTGCTGAATACGGGTCACAGCATCCTGTGAGAGACCGCGTTCGATTGCAGTGGCAACCATGTCGTTAAAACCAGCTTCGTGTTCTTCCAGCTGCTGAGAGGCTTCGTTGATGTCAGCCGGAGTTTCACCAATAGGTTTGAACTCTTCAGGTTCACCTTCTTCGGTTACTTCCTCCGGCTGACTCTCATCGTCGCCCTGCTGTTCTTCATCGTCACCACCGTCGGTGGACTCTTCGTCGGAACCGTCAGCGGAGATACGGACCTGCATACGGCCCTCTTCAGGTTCACCGAACGGGTCCTTATCGGAGCCATACGGGTCATCACTGTTGGTGTTCAGCTCGATTGCATCATCGCCATCTCTGGCAGCAACATCAAGAGCCAACATGTTTTCTTGGTGCTCCTCAGGTGTGCTACCAGTCAGTACAGCACTGTTAACACCGAAGGATGCATATACGTCTGCGTTAGATTCGCCAGCCATTTCAATCTCCTTAAAGTTAAGACTAAGAGGGAAACACGAAGGACTCGAACCTTCTGACCAGACCTCATTCAATCTGGATGTATCTCCCTATAGTGCTACCTAATTACATACCCGGTTGCATACCGACGGAGTCAGCAGCTGCGGCCATCGCTTCAGGACTTGCAGTGGCCTGTGCGGCCATCCCTTGACCAAGCGCTGCGGCGCCTTGCTGTGTAGCAATCTGAGCGCCTTGCTGTGCCATAAGGGCGTTCTTCTGCTCCTGAGTGAGCAACATGCCAGCAGTATCAAGACCGATAGCGTTAGCGATGCGCAACTTGAGGTTAGCCAAGTTGAGGTCATCATCACCTTCGAGAGCCTTGAGAGCCGACCATGCGTTGATGCAGCGCTCCAGCTTGTCAAGGTCCTGACCACGTCCGATAGCCTCAAGGCCAGTGCTGATAGTTGGCTCTACGGCCTCTTTAGGTAACTCCGGGATTTGCTGCGTGGCTTGTAGTTGATTCAAGAGCACTCTTACCAGAGGCAGCTGGAGTTCCTGCGAGAGAATCGAGTAGACACCACCTAAGGTATCTTCCAGCTCTGACGCCACGTACCGAATCTCTTCAGCTGTGACTCGCTCACCTGTACGTTGGACCGCACTGTTGAGCATAAAGGCATACGACAGGCGAGCCTCAATGGTGTCGCTTACGTTCTTCGCTACGGTGAAGTCCCCAGTCTTCTCCAGCTGGAGGAACTCAATGTCCTGCTTACGGCCCGGTACGAACGCACCAGACTGTGCTGCCGTGAGTCGGCGGACCTGAGTGATACCTGCCGGGTCTACCAGACCGATAACCTTAGCGGTAATCATGGCCATCTTAACGATAGACTCTTGGAGGTTCTCTAGGGACTTGAGGTCGCCCAGATACTCTTCCACGTAGGAACGACCGTAGGATTCACCGTCGATGCGGACCATTCGGACCGGAATGTATGGACACTCCTCCAGAGGGTACTCAGCTTCACTTCCCGGCACTACCTCTTCGGCAACCTCTTCGTACTTCGAGTAGCCATCCCCGGCTTCGTTAAGGTACACGTGGGTGTAGACGTCAATCTCAGCGTCTTCCTTCTGCTCACCTTGGGCTGCTTCCACTTGGCTGCGGACATCCTCAGGGAGAGCGTTAAACGCAATCTTGTCGAGAGTGACAATCTGAAGTACGTTACCGAAAGCGTCTCGCTGGACCACATAAGAGTTCAGTCTATAGAGCTTCATTGGGGTGTAACCATCAGGCTCCGGTAAGTACAGCAGCGCGTTCCCGGCAACACACAGTTGCTTCAGGCACTCAAAGAGCGTCACTCGGTAACTGTTGGACTCGATGTAGTTCATGATGATGCGCTCTACCATTGAGAGGCCCTCATCGACCTTTGCGAGACCCTCAGCGTCACCCAGAAGGTTCTTCGCTTCGAACTCACTAATGGTCAACTTCATCCATGACTGCATCGGGAACAGGGCCAGCATCAGCTTGGACGCTAGGTTGTTCAGGCCGCGAGCACCTACGGATTGCCACGGAGTCGTGTAATCGGTTGATGCGTTATCGGAGTCCTTAGGGAACAGCGAGGGAATCGTGTACTGTGCACAGGACTCAGCTCGTGTCTCGTAGGGTTGTCGGTCGTTCTTCAGACGGTCATACACCGCCTTGGCTCCCTCCTCTGCGAAGCCTTCGAGTTTAACTTCTGCCATTTGTTAGCCCTCCCCGTAACCAATCATAAGTTAATCCCACCGCCTGAGCTGCGGGAAACTGAGAGGGACTTCTTACCAGACGCTCGCGATTTCTTCTTGCCAGACTCGGTGTCTGCCGAAGACTCAACGTCCTCCACGACCTCTTTCGGTGCTTCCTGAGGTGCGGCCACAGGTGTCTCAGCGGCTGCCTGCACGTTCGGTGCATCTGCTGCCAGACCAACGGCCTTGAGTGGTGCCTTGACTACCTTGGAGATAGCCTTCTTGATTTTCTTAAACAGTCCCATGTTAGCCTCCTAAAGCTGACTTACGGATTTTACTGACGGACCCTGTTGGCTCGGTCGTCTTGGCCACCTTGAGTGACTTACGCCCTGACACCTCAGGAGTGGTGCTGTTTGAGTCCTCGTCACCACCATACTGGATACCCTTAGGTTCCTCTGTGAGTGGTGCTGGCTCAGGTACAGTCGTTGTGTCGACCTTAGGTGCTTTCATCTTGGGTGAGAAACACATAATCAATCTCCTTCTTTGAGTGCACGCTGACGGCCCTCCATCTCATCAAGGACACGTGAAGCCATGTAGTGACCATACAGAACCCCGGAGATGAACTCCTCACTGTGGCCAGCCTCACGCAGCTTACGGACCTCTGACTGATACAGGAAGTCGGCATTGAAGCGAGACTGTAGGTATTCCTTGACAGCTCGCGGTACGTCAGGAAGGTCATTAGGATTGTTAAGGATGTGCTCTATAGGTTTTAACATTTGAGTCTCCTCTTTAAGTAATCTTTAAGTAATAATCATAATGGGCACTTCCCTATAGTGCTACCTAATTAGCGCCCATGAGTTTATTACTTGTCGTTGTCTTCAACTATCTGCTTGATAATTAAGGCCAACATCCAGAGACCACGAGCGATTAAGCCCATGGTCAGGACAATAAGAATCAGCTGCCCGGTTGCCATAGAGTAATCTCCCCAGTCTCGATGTTGTACTCATCAGAACGGAGGATGCGAGCCATCTGGCCCTGCTTGATTACTTCAGCTTCTGTCATCCCTGCTTTGGCACCAATGGACTTAATGCAGTCCCAGAGCGTCTCTCCCGGCTCAGGAGCGCGTTTCACCCACTTGGTTACCTCTTGGCCCTTGTTCTTACCGGACTTCAGAACGGACGTTACAGGCTCCACAATGAAGGGCTCCTTGAGGAAGTCCTCAGCGGTATCGCCCCAACCGGGGATGCCACCGTAACCATCTGTGATGTCGCCCTTGATGGTCTGGAAGAGATGCCAGTAGTCTGCTGTCTCCTGAGTCTGCACAAGGATGTTACCAGTCGTACACCACAGGAAGTCACAATCCGGGATGGTCTTAAAGTCCTTGTCACAGGAGACCAGCACGGCCTTCTCGTAGTTGTACACGAGAGGGTTAGACCCGATGATTCCCATCACGTCATCGCCTTCGAGCTGAGGCTCAAGGACGCACGTGTAGGTCTCAAAGACGTACTCAAGGAACTCGAAGTAACCCACGGGCTTCTTGACGACTGCGCGGTTCTCTTTGTACGTTGGGTCCACCAGCAGCTTGCGCCAGTTGACACGGTCGGTGAACGCTAGGACTACGTCAGCATTCTTCCATGCCTTCTTGCGGCCCTTGTAGGACTCGATGGAGTTCTCCAGAATCTCGCGGGCCTTGGCGTGGTCACAGCAACGGTGCCAAATCTCTTCCTCCCATGAGGCATCGAACTCAGCGGCACTCATGGCTTGGAATACCAGCCAGTCACCATCCATCACAAGGACACCCTTGGCAATCTTCTGGGTTGCCCGGTAGTCGCTGAAGGATAACAATGTGTGCTTACTCATTCTTTAACTCCTTGAATTTAAAACCCATCTTCGGGTCGTGAAGGTCCTTGTGTGAGACATGGGACTGGCGCAGCATGTACCCATCCTTATAAAACCAAACGATGCCACCAGCAGTTTCCCAGTGTGATCTAGGTTCCAACGGGTGTACGAACACCATTCGCTTACTCATAAGCAACCTCCATGGGTCTTAAGGAATTTCACTCCGGCACTGGTAATTTCCCAAGCGCCACCGTTACGACCACTCATGGTCAGGCATGAAATGTGACCACGGCTCGCAGCCTCAGCAACTAACGCAGCGTTGTTCCGTACGTAGTTCGACTGGAAGGACTTAGGGCAGCCCTTGAGGGCCGCCAGAACTTTTAAGTATTCGCTCACTGTTTAATCTCCAGTCGGATGTTGGAGACTGTCACGTAGTCGTCAGCCAGCTCACTCTTGATAGCTTTTGAGTAGGCCATTTTGATAGACAGTTCCACAGCAGCCTCTACACCTTCCTTCGCCGCCATCTCTGCAAGAGCCAGCTCATCACCTTTAAGGGTCTTATCGCCCTCCATGAAGCGCTTGGAGTAGCTAACGAGGGTCTTAGCGAACTCGTGGATATCGTTCGTACTAGCTACAAACTTAGAGTCAAAACTTACACGTACACGTTTTGTCATCGACATGATAAATCTCCTGTATTATTAGTGACATACGGCCCAGTTAGGACCCATCTTACCTTCTGTATCCAGACGGCAGCGGAACTTAAAGTGTTCCCCAACGTTACGCATAGCTTGCTGCGCTATGTCAATCACCTGCTGTGCAATCTCTGGGGTCCGGCAGGCCACTTGTATTTCATCGTGAACCCACGCCATGTAGGCGAAGTCGCCATCCCATCCGTGCTTCAATCCTGCTTTAAGAAGCAACTCTTCAGTCTCGACAATCCACAGCTTACAAATGAGCGCACCCGCTGACTGAAGCAACGTGTTGAGCGCGGCATGTGGTGACCGTACGTGTACCTTTCTTCCATCCAGTCCCTTAATCCAGCGTCGTTTCCACTTGACCTTCTGCTCTCCGGCGACCCATCGGGATGACTCGACGAGGGTCTGCTGGATTCCTTCACGCAACGCTGCGATTGCTGGGGTGTTCTCAAGGAATTTCTTCTTGAGTTCCTTTCCGCGTTCCTTACCTGCTCCCACAATCTGTCCAATCTTTTCGTCTCCAGCACCATAGAGGAAACCGTAGATGAATGTCTTGGCGTTATCACGTGTTGGCAACTCAGCCGCCGTTTGGTTGACTGTGTGGATATCACCGTTGAGAATGACATCCGCATATGCCCCGTCGTCGTACTTAGACATGAAGTGTGCCAGACAACGGAGTTCGAGTCCGCTGGCGTCGATGCCTGCTTGAACCCAAGGCTGTCCGGTAAGTCCGTCCAAGTGATGCTCAGCGCCGAACGCTGCTCGACAAGGCTCACCATACGGCGAACGAACGCCCGGAACTTGACCAAGGTTAGGGAAGCTATGCGTTGCTCGCCCTGTAACTGCACCATTAGGGTTAACACTTCCATGGATTTTACCATCCTCTTGAACGTAACGTAGCCACGCCTTGTCACCCTCAGCCGCCTGACCGATGCGCTTCTGTATCATCAGGTACTCTTTAATGAGGTCGATGCACTTCTGCTTCTCAGGGTCTTCCACACGTACATGCTCAAGGACCTCGTCGTCTACCTTAGGTGCACCCTTGTCGGTGAACTCTGTAGGTACCCATCCGGCTTCCTTCAGCTTGAGAGCAATGTGGTCTCGGCTACTTGGGTTAAACACAACGTGCTCTACTGGTGTATACGGAGCGCCCTCTACGTAATCCCGAGTGTCCAGCTCGCAGGGTTCACGACCCTCACGCTGAGCTTTGTTCTTGGGTTTCTTGTAGATGGCACCTTGCTTCGGGTACTTCACTCGTGGGTATTTACCCAGAGGCTTCCCGGTGCGCGGGTGCAGGAATAACTCAGTGCCGCCCTTAGGTTGGTACCAAGTTCCGAAAGTGTCGGTGAGTGTCTGAAGGAGTTCAGAACGACGACCAGCGAGTTCAACGTAGAGTTCCTCAATGGCCTTGGTGTTGAACGGGAAGCCATTGCGCTCCTGCTTAGCGAGTAACCAAGCGGCTCGGTGTTCCAACCAGACGGCCTCGCAGGACTCTGACCAGAAGGTTGTCTCTCCTACATCCGTGAAGTCTATACCAGCTGGGAAGTAGTGCTTGTCGCTCAGTAGCTTCTCAAGGAGCGCTTTGGTAACCACAACGTCCTGAACGTTATACGCCATCATCGGCTCGTTAAAGCTAATCCACTCAGCACCGTCCACGTACTCCTCACCCTGTTCATCAAGGAGCTTCTTGAAGTCGTCCTTGTACTCACCCTTCATCTCGCCTAAGCGGTAACCCCACGCCTCCAGAGCGTGAGACCCGAAGCGCTTACCGGGCAACTTGCCGGAACGCAGCAGGGCCATGTCGGAGTCCTTAATGTTCGCAAACAGCAAACGGCTAAGGACTAACGTGTCCACTACGTTCTCACGCGGCAGGTGGAACTCTCGGTTTAACTGGAGCTTGGCCAGCTTGGTTAACACTGGGGCATCGTACTTGTGACCGTTGTGGAATACGATGAGACCACCACGAGCCACCTCAGCTTCCAACGCATCTAGATACGCTGAGAAGTCCCAAGGTCGATACGATACGTACTCGTCCGTACTGTAGTCATAGATGACCCCACAGTGGAACTGAGTGACTTTCTCTAAGAGGTTGTTCGCCTCGATATCGGTTACTAACATAGTGGTCTCCTGTTGCTTAACGACGCCCGATGAAATACTCACGTGGACGCACGGTTAACTTACTTTTCTTGACGGCAAAGCTACCATTCAGTACGTCAGCGCCCAGCCTGCTAATACCACGAACGTGGGACACCTGAGCATATTCGTCACCAACGCTGCGGATATAGACTGTGCCACCAATGTGCCCATCCTCCCAAGTTGCCAACTCGCCAGCCTTCAGAGGGGCCTTGTAGTCGGATACTTTCGGTCCATCCTTAGGTTTCTGCCAGCCCTTATGGCCACTGTGGGTCCACCCTAAGTTCTCCAGAATGTGAACGGCAGCATCGCGCTTTGCCTCATAGGTCTTGACAGCGGCCAGCTCTTTGTTCAATGCCTCGATCTCTTTACGAATCTCTTCAGGTTTACGCATGGTCATGTCCTCTCAATATGTTGTGTATGATAATCATAAAGGCCACTACATATAGTAATGACCTTGAGTTTATCACTTAACTTCTGAGGCCTCGGCCAGACGTACGGACGTTTCGCCAACCTCTTTGCTCAGGATTGCCTCACGCACTTTGTCCTCACCAATAGCCACAGTTGCGGCCACGGCCACGGATGCCAGCAAGCGAGCTGCCTGTGTGTCGTCGAGGGTCACACGCTGAGTGTGCGCACGGTTGTCGCTCTTGGCCTTCCAGCGGTAGACCAGAGTGACCTTGTCGTTGCGGACGTTGATGTGAACCTTGCGGCCCCACTGGTCAACGGTGTCGGACAGCTGAATGGTGTTGCCTGGGAATTTAACTTTGGTAGTCATTAGAAGAACTCCTTAAGTTTCTGAGCTTTAGCGGCAACTTTAGCTGCCTCTGCGGTTGCATCCAGAGATGCCTGACGTGCCTTGTCGGCTGCTTTAGCCAGCTTAGCGGCTGCTTTCGCTTCCACCTTGGACGCTTTGTCCAGTGCCTTGGCTTCACGGATGTACAGTGCGATGACCAGACGGCCCAATGCTTCGATAAGTTTAAACATGACGATTCTCCTTAGGTTGATTAAGCCCGGTCAGGACAGACACACGGTCTATCCCATGGGCAATTACATTGTGTGGTTAACTTCCAGTCTGACTCAGTAGTCGTCTTCTTCGTGGCCTTCCCAGCCAGTATCTCCCTCTCCTTCTCCGCCAGTGTAGCTAGACGGTTCAAGGAGTCCGGTCTTTTCGTTGTACTCCATGTATCCCGCAATGCCCACGCCAATACCGTTAAAGCGACACTTGAGAATACGAAGGAGGACAAGATTAGGCATGTCCCCTTGCTGATTACGCTCAAGTGCGATGATAGTATCAGAGAGCTGGCGCAGAGACCCAGACCCACGCAGGTCAGTAATGGAAACAGCACGTCCTTCTTCATGAGCTTTACCTTTCTCCGGGTTCTTCAGGTGGCAAATAACAATAAGCACCACTCCGGTTGACTTAGCGAACCCTTTCAGCTTGGTCATGAGTCGGTCAATCATCTTGCGCTCATCGGATTCCTCCGAGGCAGACACTACGATTGAGATGTGGTCCAGAATGATTACGTCACAGTTTAACCCTGTGCGCATGTAGTGCAGCTTAGCCAGCAGGCGGTCCACCTCAGCTTCCGCAAAGGAGTCGTAAAGATGGAACTGGTCGGTGCCATACAGTTCATCGAACCATTTGTCATACGTCCCGTCTTCTATCAGCTTCTGCTTGAACTTCCGAGGCTGCTGCCGTAAGCGGATACCGTTGGCAATCCCTAGGACATCCTCCATGGTCTCCTCTACGGACTCCTCAAGCATCGCCATGCCAACCTTCAGCCCCTGCCCTCTGGCGAACCCTAGGGCCTGCTGGCGAACGAACGTCGACTTACCCATTCCTGACCCAGAAGTGACCATGATGACTTCGCCACCACGTGCACCCAAGGTTCGGTCATTCAGTCCCGGGCATCCCGAGAAAAGGTATCCTACGCTCTGTTCGCTGGTCATGGCCTCGCGCACTCGGTCCTTCATGGACATCGCCCCGATTACACCATCAGGAACCCACGGTGCAGCGTTCCATATCTGGTCGAGTACCTCCTTGCCTTTACCCTTGAGTAAACACTCGTTGGCGTCCTTCTCGGTCAGCACGGCCACGTGGACCTTACCGGGAGGGAGAACCTGAGCGGCTTCCTCAACAGCTGCACGACCGGGGTCATCCATGTCGAACATCAGGATAATCTGGTCGAAGCTATCGAAATACTCGTAGTTTGCACTGCAAGTTTTCTTAGCGGCTGACGCACCGTGACCGAGAGAAACCACAGGCCACTTACAATCCTGAAGTTGCATCACGGTTAGCATGTCGATTTCACCCTCGGTGATGACAATCTTCTTGCCACCATTCCATAGGTGCTTACCGAACAGTGCGTCCCCTTTGTGGGACCCTCGGGTAGAGAAGTTCTTCTCCTTGTCCCTCAACTTCTGAGAGAC